ACTGCATTAGAAACTGCAACAGGTTCATCAAATGTATCTATAACAAACTTAAATACGACAACTGCAAGTTTAAACACTTCAGTAAGTAATTTAAATACATTTAGTGGTTCTGAAAATACTAAATCTACTACATTACAAACTTACACCGCAAGTATTGATACAAGATTAACCGAAATCGGTGTTGTTAGTGGAAGTTTAATCACTTCAGCATCAGCAGCTAAAACTACAAATGACTCACAAGGAGTTTCAATAACAAATTTAAACACTACAACTGCAAGTTTAAATACTTCGGTAACTAATTTAAACACTACAACTGCAAGTTTAAACACTTCAGTAACTAATTTAAATACATATACATCTTCATTAAAAACCGCTTTATCATTAAGCGGTGCAGATTTAACAGTATTAGGTAATCTTACAGTACAAGGTGATACAACTACACTTAACACTGCAAACCTTTTAGTTGAAGATAAACTAATTGAATTAGCAATAGGTACAACAACTTCTGCAGGAGCAAACGGAGCGGGTATCTATATTAGTGGTGCAAATGCAAGTATTCTTTGGGATGATGCCAACTCTACTTTAGATATTAATAAATCAATTGATATTGTAGGAAATATTACATTAACAGGAAATGTTGATGGTGTAGATGTTTCGGTTTTAAATTCAAATATAAACACAACTACTGCAAGTTTAAACACTTCAGTAAGTAATTTAAATACATTTAGTGGTTCTGAAAATACTAAATCTACTACATTAGCTACATTAACTGGTTCATACGATACAAGATTTACCACAATAGGTAGTTATACTTCATCTTTAGAAACAAGAATGACCGCAGTAGGAACATCAACAGGTTCTTTAAACACTTCGGTAACTAACTTAAACTTAACTACTGCAAGTTTAAACACTTCGGTAAGTAACTTAAATACAGCAACCTCATCTTACGAAACAAAAGGTAGAGGAATTGTATCGGGTTCAGCACAAATAGATGGTTCTTTATTAGGTTCAAACAAAACAATAACAGTCGGTTCAACTTCAATTACATTAGGTGGAACTGCAACAACAATAGCAGGTTTAACATCAGTTAGTTCGACTGGATTTACAGGAGCATTGACAGGTAATGCATCAACCGCAACTACATTAGCAACTGCAAGAACAATTAACGGAACTTCATTTGATGGTTCTGCTAATATTACTATTCCAAACTTAGTATCGGGCTCTTCTCAAATAACTTATGCTAGTATTAGTTCAATTCCTGCTGGAATCGTTAGTGGTTCTTCACAAACTATAATTAATTTAAACTCTGCAGCACCTGGTGTTGTTTCGGGTTCATCTCAAATTACACTAAGTTCAACAACGGGGTATGGTTCAATATTAAATCAGGCAGTATTAACTTCATCTTCACCAACTTTTGCAGGTTTGACAATTAATGGAGCAATTACGGCAACGGGTGATATTACGGCATACTATTCTTCAGATAGAAGATATAAGAATAATATTCAAATTATACCAAACGCTTTAGAGAAAGTATCTAAATTGAATGGTGTAACTTGGGAATGGAATGATGATGTTAACGAAGTAACTAAGCAAGCACCAAATACTGGTTTAATCGCACAAGAAGTGTTAGAAGTATTACCAGAAGTAGTAAAACAAAAAGAAGATGGATTCTTAGGTTTGGATTACGCTAAAATGATAGGTTTATTAGTTGAAGCAATTAAAGAACAACAATCTCAAATAGAAGAATTAAAAGCACAAATAGGTTCTAAATAAATGTATGATGTTTACTACACCACCGCTGGAGGCCCTTGGTTCAATAGCGGTGCTGATATATGGGTAACTAATTGGATAAAAGAAGTGGCACCTTATTTAGAAGTAAAGCCACTTCTTCTTTTCCATAGACACAAACCTCAAAATTACGAAGAATTTCCAATTGATATCGACCATATTTGGGAAACATCGGAAGATGAAATCATAAAAATATTAGATGGTGCAAGAAGGATACATATATTGCATGGCCATTATACTCCAACCAGAGCTATTCATCAAAATTTGGAAAAAATTGATTCAATTATTTTTCATAATTTAACTAAAGTGTCATTGATGGCACAGCAGGATAAAGATGAATATTTGCATTGGTATGGAAATTGGGAGTATGAAAATGAATTAATAAATAAAATTAAAAATAAAGTTTGGGTAGGATTGTATCATTTTCCATATGAAACGGAAAATTTACATCATATTCCAAATAATTATATTTTTACCAAAAACAATGAACTTTCTAAATCCACACAAATTGGATATGCAGCAAGAGTTGAAGGTAGAAAGAATGTTGAATATATGGATGGATTAGGTGGATTCATTTCTACCAATTCAGAAACATTCAACAAATATTATAAAAAGAAATATGGATACAAATTTGAAAAATCAAAAATTTACAAATTTGATTACAAACATAAAGAAAGGTTCTACGGACTTGATTGGGGAATATCTCACTCTTGCTTTGAATTTGAACCATTTGGATACGGAATATTTGAAGCAGTGGATTGGGGTAAACTTCCAATATTACATGAAAAATGGCATGTTCCACTTGATTATAAATACAAAGCGATTGACGAGGAAACATTTAAGGAGAACTACAAAACAATTTGTGAAGATGATTATGAAACCCGTAAAATCGAATTTGAAAAATTAAAAAATTGGATGATTAAATACTTTTCTAATAAAGATGAATGGAAAGAAAAACTTTTAGATATTTATAACAGAGAATAACACACAACTTATGCCAAGGACAAATTTATCATTAGGAAATTTATATAGAGCAGTGAGTGGTTCTGCAAGAACATCACAAGCAGTTTCAATCGGTGGATTAGGTGGTACTGCCGCTGGTAGTAATACTGCATTTACTTCATTCGCAGTAGATTCAATTACAGTAAACCAACCAACTTATACATATATTGTAGAAAGTACATCAGAAACAGCAACTTTTTCTTTTGGAACACAAGGTTCTTTGCATGGTACAAAAGTAGGAAGTGTAGCAGCAAACTATTCAGTAACATTTGATAATGCAAACTTTTCGGTAGGTTCTCCAACATTGGGAGCATCTCCATCTTTTCCAATTACACCTGCATCAATCGCAGCATCTAACTATTCGGAAGCATCTTCTGTTTTATCAATGAAATATGCCGATGGATATAATTTAAATGCAACAAATTACAATACTACAACTACTAAAACATTATACGCAGTTGATGTTTATAATACAATTAACCAACCGGATTTTTGTTTAGTATTTGGAACTAAGGTAACTTTAGCAAATGGTAGCGAAGTAAATGTTGAAGATTTAAATGTTGGTGATGAAATTAAAGCATGGGTGCCAGCAGGATTACCGGATGAATCATTAGATGGTACTGATACTCAATTAACTGAATGGAGATTTTATCAATTAGATACACAATCAGGTTCAGCACAAAATGTTGTTGTATCGGATGTAGTTTATAACTTTGCAAGTGGATATTATTCAATAAATAACGGAGAAGTAAAAGCAACAGGCACACACCCTCTTTGGGTATTTGATTCTGAAATTGAAAAATATCATTTTAAAAACGTAGAAAATATACTTCCAGGTGATATGATTATCAAATGGGATGATTTTTTAAATGAAACGCAAGAAATTGAAGTAACTAATATAGAAGTTATAACCGAAGATGTTGAAATTGCAACTATTAACGTAGAACAAGCTGACGTTTATATTGCAAATGGATACATTTCGCATAATAAAGGTACAACAACTCAACCATATATTCCATCAACGGGATTAAGAATGTATGTTGACCAATATAAAACAGTATCATACAATTCAGGAAGTGCAGGAGCAGATTGGTTAGATATGAGTGGTTATGGTACAGGTGTAAGACCTGCAGGTGCACCAAACGCCGCAAGTATTACAGGTGATAACCCAACATCTACAAATGGTGCAAATAAGAAAGCATCATATGTAACATTTAACGGAACTAACCAATTTTTTTATAAAGATACCGCAACAAATATTAATGGTGGATATTCTCAATTTAATGTTAATACGGGTACTATTCATATTTGGGTTAGACCTACAACAACATTAGGAACATCATCAAGATTCATTTTTGATTATGCAGGATTTTATGGTTTAGCAATTGAATCAACCGATAGTTCCACATTAAATAGAATAAAATTCTATGGTAGTTCATTAGGTAATTCGGCACAATTAACAACATCATTGACAGCTGGTACAAACTATTTGATTTCAGCAGCATTCCAACCAAGTGGAACTTGTACAATTTATGTGGATGGCGCATCAATTGGTACGTTCTCATCAGCGGCCTTTACCGCACCGGCATCTACAAACTATGTAACAATAGGTTCAAATAGTGGTAGAACATCTTTTTGGAATGGTGGTATTCAAGCGGTATTGTTCTATAATGTGTTGCAAAACTCAACAAGCGTACAGCAAGTGTATAATTATTTCTCTCCAACATTAAAGTAATAAATTAATTGTTGTTTTGAAATAAAAGATTATATTTATAGTAGACATTAAAAAATAAATTAAAGTATAAAATGGCAGAGAAAATAGTATCACCAGGCGTATTTACAAAAGAAAACGACCTTTCATTCTTACAACAAGGTGTAGCTGATATAGGTGCAGCATTCATTGGTCCTTTTAAAGAAGGTCCTTTAACTCCAACAATCGTTAATTCTCAAGCAGAATTTGAACAATTATTTGGTAGTGTTGATGACACATATTATACTCCTTTAGCAGTACAAAATTATTTAAGAGAAGCAGGAACTGCAACTATTTGTAGAGTAGCTGGAAAAACGGGTTATACCGAAGCCGCTCCTTTATTATTAATAGCAGCAACCGGTTCATATACAGGTGCATTGGGTATCTTATTTAATACATCAGGAAGTGCAATTGGTTTCACAGGAACAACGGTTTCCGATAGAGATGCTAGTGGTGATTTTTCAATTATGTTAAGTGGTAGTGGAATAGCTCCAACTGGATATAGTGCATCTTTAGAATTATCAGATGATAATGATATTGAATCAGTATTTGGTACATCTGCATATGGTACAAAAAGAGCTTACTCATACGCTTTTTTTAAAGAAAACGGATTTGTAGCTAATACAGGTTCCTATACATTATCTGGAGCAGATGGAATTACTTCGGGTTCATTCACAGGTTCATTGGGTACACTTACTCCTTTAAGTGCAAGTGTTGTGGTATTAGGAAATCAATCATTTAGTGGTTCTGCACAAAATGGTGAAGCATGTGAGGCATTAACTCCAATGATTAAATCTCAATTAATTTCAGGCGATAGATATTCTTTATTCCAAATTGAAACAATTACTGCAGGAAATGCAGCAAATACTAAAATAAAAGTTGGTATTTCAAATGTAAAAGCAGCTGGTACTACAAACGGAACTGATTATGGTACATTTACTGTTGTAGTTAGAGATTTTAATGATACTGATAAAAAGAAAGTAGTATTAGAAACATATTCAAATGTAAACTTAGACCCTAATTCTCCTAACTATATTAGTAGAGTAATTGGTGATAGAAAAAGAAGTATTGATTCTTTAGGTAAAATAACTGAAAGTGGCGATTGGGTTAATAATTCAAAATATATTAGAATTGTTAATGTAAATACTGAAGCTCCAGTTCAAGCAGTACCTTTTGGACACGCAGCATATCAATTACCTGTAAATGCAGGAAATTACGCAACTTATATCCCAAGAGCAACATTCTCAACGGGTTCAGTAGCAGATTCTTCAAAATATAGTGGTATTGATTTTGATAATAATGGTGATAATAAAATCTATATGAAGCCAGTTCCTGTAAGTGCAGGAAATGGAGCAAACGCAGTATTCTCTTTAGATACTATTTGTGGTTTAACATTATCTTCAACAACATCAGCAGAAATTGCAAAAAGACAATTTATTGTAGGATTCCAAGAAGGTTTTGATGGATACGCTCCAAACACGCATGGTTCTGATATAGACCCGGCAACAGCAGCTGGTAAATTAGCATACGGAAAACATATCGCAGCATTATCAAACGCTGATGAATATGATATCAATATGGTAGTTGCACCACATGTTAATAGATATGACCACTCAGCAGTGTTTACTTCAATTTTAGATATGGTAGAGCAAAGAGCAGATGCATTCTTTATTGGAGATGCAGGTAACGCTTCAACTTCATTATCAGCAACTATAACACAAGCACAATCGGTAGATTCTAACTACGCAGCAGTTTATTATCCTTGGGTTAAAACAATTGATGTTAACACAAATAAATTAATTACTGTTCCACCATCAGTATTATTACCTGGCGTATTTGCAGCAAACGATAGAGTAGCAGCAGAATGGTTCGCACCAGCAGGTTTGAATAGAGGTGGATTAGTAGGAGCAGTTAGTGTATTGAATAGATTAACACAATCTGAAAAAGATGATTTATATGAAAATAAAGTAAATCCAATCGTACAATTTCCAGGACAAGGTATTGTAGTATTCGGACAAAAAACATTACAAGATAAACCATCAGCATTGGATAGAATCAACGTAAGAAGATTATTATTGACTGTTAGAAAATATATCGCATCTACTTCTCGTTATTTAGTGTTCGAACAAAACACATCAACGACAAGAAATAGATTCTTAAATATCGTTAATCCTTATTTAGAATCAATCCAACAAAGACAAGGTCTTTACGCTTTCAGAGTGGTTATGGATGATACTAATAACACACCAGATGTAATTGATAGAAACATTATGAAAGGGGCTATCTATTTACAACCAACTAAGACAGCTGAATTCATTCAAATTGATTTCAACATCTTACCAACTGGCGCCGCTTTTAACGGATAATTTAAAAAGTAAATATTTATATAAAGAAAACAATTAAATAGAGAAATAAAATGCCAGAAGTATTAGAATTCGATAAAATGTTCTATACCAACTTTGAACCAAAGTTAGGTAATAGATTTATAATGGAAATAGACGGAATCCAATCATATATGATTAAAACGGCTAATAGACCAACTTTCACATCGGAAGTAGTTGAATTAGACCATATCAACGTAAAGAGAAAAATTAAAGGTAAATCAACTTGGGATGATGTGACTATCACTCTTTATGACCCAATTGTACCATCGGGTGCACAGCAAGTTATGCAGTGGGTTAGACAATCACACGAATCTTTGACAGGTAGAGATGGATACGCAGCTTTCTATAAGAAAGATATTACATTCTTCTTATTAGGACCAGTAGGTGATAAGGTTGAACAATGGACATTAAAAGGAGCATTCATTTCTTCAGCAAACTTTGGTGAATTAGATTGGGCTTCAAATGACCCATTATCAATAGAATTAACTCTAACTTATGATTACGCAATTCTTGAGTACTAATCTCTAATTGTAAAATTTAAAATAACTAAAGGGGGGTAGATTTTCTACCCTCTTTTTTTATGTCTTATTTAGAATCATTCTAAATTTTAAAAATATTTTAAAAAAGGCTTGACTTTTAATGTAAAATGTATTACCTTTACTATGTAATAAGAGTTAAACATAAAACAAATAAAGTTATGAATATCACATGGTTAGAAGACAAGACACTAAGTACTTTCATCAGTTGTTTATACGCTGAACCAGGTTACTCCGATGTGGATGTAAACGATTTGAGTGAAGAATTGGGTATTCCTACAAAAACTATTAGAGGAGCTTTAGGTTCATTAGTTAAAAAAGGAATTATCACAATAGATAGAAACGATAGTGGATATGATATTATCTACTTAAACAAAAACTATTGGGGAATGGTTAATGAGAATTGGGCTGAAGCCGCTAAAGATAACTAAAATACAAAAGATATGGAACTATTAGATGTGCGTGGTATGAGTGTTAATGAGTATTGTGACTTTGTATTGAGCAGAGCTCTTCATTTGGGTGTTTCTCCATTTGATTTGAATATGGAGTATTGTTTTGAGAGGGGATTGATTAGTGATGAGATGTTTGACCTTGCTAAATGGGAGTTGAATGCCAGAAGAAATGATATATTCTGGTTACAACGTGGTGAGGTGGTTAGATAATTAAAATATTTTTTGGGTAGTATATAAAAGGAGGACAGAAATGTTCTCCTTTTTTTATTTGTATATACTTATATATAAACATTAAGTTATTATAATTATGGAACAACAAAACGTAGAACAACAAGTTACAAGAGGTTTAGGAACGCAACAAACCGCAACTCCACAACCTAAAAAATCATACGATTTTCCAACAGAGGTTATTAGTTTACCATCAAAAGGATTGGGTTATCCCGAATCGCATCCCTTATTTAAAGGTGAGGTTACAATTAAATTAATGACTGCCAAAGAAGAAGATATATTGGCATCTCCAAATTTAATTCGTAAAGGAGTTGTATTGGATAAATTATTGGAAGCAATTGTTATTGAAGATGGTGTAAAAGCTGATGATTTATTAATGGGAGATAAAAACGCCATTTTAATAGCAAGTAGAGTATTGGCATACGGACCAGAATACGATGTTAAAGTTACAGACCCTATCACAGAAGAAAATGTCGATTATACAATTGATATGAGTAACGTTAAATTAAAAGAAATTGATTATTCTGTTCTTAGTAGAGATAATAAATACGAATTCACTACTGCAAACGGAACTAAAATTGAGTTTCAATTATTAACGCATGGTTTAGAAAAGAAAATAGAAGCGGATTTGGAAGCATTATCTAAATTTAATAAAGATAACCCATCCGAAATTACAACACGATTAAGATATATTATTACTTCTGTAAATGGAAATTCCGAATTAGGATATATTACAAATTTTATTAAGAATCAATTTTTAGCAAAAGATTCTAGAGTTTTTAGAAATTACATTCAATCTATTACACCTGATGTTGATTTAAAATTTGATTATGTAAGCCCAATTACTGGAGAGAGGGAGGCTCTTTCTATCCCATTTGGGATGGACTTTTTTTACCCTTCCATCTAATTACTCATCTTTACTCCATTCGGAGATATTTGATTTATTATATTACTCAAATGGTTCATTCACTTGGAGCGATGTTTACAATATGCCTACAAAATTCCGTAAGTTTTATATGAAAAAACTATTGGATACCAAAAAGGCAGAAGCTGAATCATTAAAAAAGAATCAACCTAAGAAAGAATCAATAAGAAAAAGATAATCTTATATTTATATAAAAGATTAAATAGAGAACTATGTCTAAAATAACATTAAAAGAATTTAAAGATTTAACCGATTTATTTGCAACCTATTATGCACAAAAAAGTGATAATAGAGAAGATGGTTGGATTGAAAAAACATTCCAAAAATATCCAGCTTTAAAAAATATTTGGAAAGATTTTGATAAAAAGATTAAAGATGCTGAAACTAGAATAGACAAAACAGCAGTTCCATATTTAAAGAAGCAAGGTATTGACCCAAATAACTTATAGTAGTTAATATCTTATGGCTAAGAATACCAAATCATCGAAAGAACAAGAAATCTCAGCAGCAAATGCTAGAGATGCTAAGGCTTCAAAAGACTTAGATAGATACTATGCGCAATTAAAACAAATAAACATTGCGAGAGAAAAAGGTGTTGTCGTAGATGAGCAAGAAGTAAAATTATTAAAAGAAAAAATTGCTTTAAAGAGAAAAGAAGTAAAGGCTACAGAAGAGGCGGGTGAATTAGCTAAAACACAATTTCAGTATTATGATGATATTCTTTCTATTGCTGGAAAAATTAATAAAAACTTTGAAAAAACCAACTCTATTTCTTCAAAAGTTGGTAGTCAATTTAATGTACTTACCGGCTACGCCGGCGAATTGGCTAAAAATCTAAAAGAAGGTAATTACTATACAAAAGAAGGAGCTGATGCGGCTAAGAGTTCAGCGGTTGCAATGGAAAACTATTCGAGCGCTGTTTCCAATGCTATGAGAGAATTTAAAAAGGGAAATATGTCAGCCGATTCCCTTGTCAGTAGTATTCAATCAGCCGAAGATTCTTTATCGGATTTTATAGATGATTTGGATGATAGTAACGCTGAAGTTGCTAAATTAAAAGCAGGATTGATATCTACAACTGCGGCAACTAAAGATTTAACAAAATCATTTGGACAAAGTAAAAAAGCATTATCAGATATATCAAGCGGATTGCAGGATGTAGCTTCAAACGCAGCTTCGGGAATACCAGGAGCAAGTGGATTAGTTCAAGCATTAGGCGGATTAGGTACGGCTGGATTCATTGGTGGTATATTTGCGGTTGGTATGGCATTGGGAGAATTGGCCGGATATTTAAGAGATGTATTTGGTATAGCTGGATTAGCTTCAGGTCAAACAGAAACCGAAAAAGAAGCTAATTTAGAATTAACCAAATCTATTATTGGATTAAATAAAGAATTAGTTAGAACATCGGAAGCATTGGGGCAGAATATAGCTATTGGTGGAGCAATGGTTGCCAATATGGCAAAAATGGGAGTATCTGCAAATGAATTCGGTGATGCTACGAAATACGCTTCAAATAATTTAGGATTAGCAGGGGCAAATGCTCAAAAAGCTGGAGCTGATGTAGCTATGATGGCTAATAGAACCGGAGTAAGTGCTGACCAATTAGGTAGTATAGCTAATACATTTAGAATTGTAGGAAATCTTAGTGGGCAAACGGCAGTTAATTCATTGGGAATGGCTGAAAGTATGGCTAAAGCTACTGGAATTCCAATCAATGCTATGATGGAAGATTTAGCAGAATCATCTGAATTATTATTACAAAATAACTATGGTAACGAACAAAGTTTGATAAAGCAAGTAGCAACACTTAGAGTAATGGGTGTGGCTGCACAAAAGGTTTTACAAGCTGGTCAAAATATGGTTTTGAACTACAAAGATAGTATCAAAGCCGAAATGAAATTATCTGCATTATTAGGAAAACAGGTAGACCTTTCAAGAGTTAGACAGAAGTTTGCATCTGGCGATGCCGCTGGAGCAGCTGATGCACTAAGAACTCAATTGAAAGGAATTGATATGGATAAGATGAACATGTTCCAAAGACAGGCTTTACAAGAAGCAACTGGAATGGATATGGATACCATTATGAAATTGGGCAAAGGTGGAAAGGGCGGCCCATTAAAAACACAACAAGAAGAACAATTAAAATCTCTAAATAATATAGGGACAATAATGGGGCGAATTGAAGACCAATTCAAAAATGGAACTATCAGTATACAAGAAAAAAACGCTCAAGCGGCAGCAAAAATATATGGTGCAGAAGTAGCAGCAGCACAAGCAATTAAAAGAGCTGAATTCGATAAATCGATGCTTGATTTTAAAGATAAAGCGTTGGATTATTTAATGGGAATTGCTATAGCGTTAGCAGCTGGTGTACTTTTTAAAGGTGTGAAAGCGCTATTAAAAAAGCCCGTAGCCAACGTAGCATCTAAAACAATTGCAAAAAAAGTAGCATCTAAAACAGTTGCAAAAAAAGTAGCAACAGAGACAGCTAAAAAAGCAGCTACAAAAGCGGTTACTAAAAAGGTAGCTACAAAAGCAGCTACTAAAGGTGGTACGGGTATATTAAGTAAAATTGCTAGTATCATTCCTGGAGTTGGTAATGCTGGTAAAGCAGGCGCTGGTGGTTTGATGAGTGGTATTGCTAAAGGTGGATTAAAAGGTATAATGGGTGGAATTGGTAAAGGACTTTTGAAAGGAGGACCAATTGGATTGTTAGGAACTGCAGCAGGTATGGTTGGTGAATACTTTGGAGGACAGAGACAGGAACAGGGAATGGCTGAAGGAGATAGAGGTAAAGTTAATCAAGGTAAAGCACTCAAAACGGGAGCAACCGCACTTGAATATGCTGGATATGGCGCAGCAATTGGTAGTATTATTCCTGGAATTGGAACGGCAGTTGGTGGTGCTATTGGTGGTGTGGTTGGTGGTATCAAAGGTATATGGGATAATTGGTTTAGTGATGATGCCAAAGCAGCTGATGAACAATTAAAAAAAGTTGAAGAGCAAAATAAAGTAGCAGCCGCTCAAAAAGTATTATCAGAAAGAGATATAGCAACTCAAGAGGCTATGAAAGGACAATCTGCAACATTAGCCGCAGCAGCGCAAGATACGGGATTTTGGCAAGCAGCTATGGTTGCACAATTAGTTGAAGCTACGAGATTAATAGAAATTATAGCATTCGCATCAGATGATGAAGATGATACTACTAAAGAAATCTACTTAGATGGTAAGAGAATTACTAGATTGAACTACGATAGAGCATCCACATTATATAATACAATGTCGACTCAAAAGGCAGCAGCAAAATAATAATAAATGGCAACAATAAAAGATTTATTCAAAAAACAAAATAAAGACCTGTATGGGTTGAGTGGTAAACTTATTATTGAAAGTAGAGGTCTTATCAATCCGCCAAGAGCTGCCGCATTACTTACATCTTCACCAAATGCGTTGGCTGATATGATTGGTAATCAAATTGGTGGTTTATTAAAAGGTTCTGCAAACAGACCATCTGATACTATATTTAAAAATAACACACCATTTGCTAAACCAATAACATTAGGGAAAACACAAAGAGGTATTAAAGATGCAATCGAAGCTGGAGAAACTTATTATATAAAAAAAGACCCTGCACCGGCATCTATTTTTGCTAAATTAAAGCAAGGTGGTACATCTCCATTAGGAATGTTGGGTAATGCGGCAATTGGGGCACTTAATAAATTTGGAAGTAAAAAAGGTTTAGAAGATATCAAAAAATACAGAGAGGAACTAAAGAACCAATCTAATGATATTAAACTTGCATTTAAAAAAGGAGAAAAGCCCGATGGAAAAATTCAAAAAGAAAGTAAGTTAGGTAGTGAATATGAACCTATTTTTGGAATAAATAGAGATAAAGGACACACATTTCCAACTGTAATTGGATGGAAAGAATCTAAGAATACACATTGGGATGTTGCAAATACTTTTATACAAAATAATTTACATTTAAATGATACCGATACTAAAACCATAGAAAGTTCGAATTACACCTATATGAAAATTAAAGTATTAGGTGAAACCGATTCGGTACATTTTAATGGAACAATTTCTGGTATAAACGAAACTGTCACTCCTGAATGGAACACATATAAATACATTGGTTCTCCATTTAAGGTATATACATACGGCGGTGTTGAACGTAGTTTAAGCTTTGATTTTAAATTGTATTGTACAACTAGAAAGGAAAAGGATGTAATGTTACAAAAATTAAATTATTTAACATCATTAGCGTATCCTTACAAACAATTATCAAATGTTAGATACAATGAAACGGCAACTCAACAAACCATGTTTGCTCCAAACTTTATATTTTTAACAATAAAATCATTCTATAATAATATGTTTGGGTTTGTTGATAATTTGAGTTTTACAATTGATGATAATGTTTCTTGGGCAAACTTTGAAGGGGTAGAAAAAGATGAAGCAGATACTAATAAAGAATCTACACCATCTATTATAAATGTACAATTTGGTATGAAAATAGTAGATTCTAAAAATACATTAGGATATGATAATAAAGATAATCAATTCAAATATAATTTTAGAAATCAAAAAGAAATTAAATAATGGCAAGTAGATATTCAAATACTAAAGTTGTAGTTAAATCTGATACCAAAAGAAGATATTACGAATCTACTATATATCCAAAAGTAATACCATCCGATACTGATACTTATATTATTTCAGAAGCAGGTGATAGATTGGATATATTGGCTAAAAATTACTATGGCGATTCAAAACTATGGTGGATTATTGCAATCGCAAATAATATAAATGATGCTGTATTTTATATAGAACCGGGTGTTCAATTAAGAATACCACAAAATATTGGTAATATATTAAAAGATTTAGAAAAAATCAATAAATAATGTTATATTTAAGACCTCTTAGTAATTGGCTTCGAAGTGAATTAGAATTCAGAGAAGCTGCGCCAGAATTGGCTATGTTTAAAATGCCATTTGCATTGTTAACATCCGCAGCTGTTGTTTCCAATAAAATTGAATTAGATGAACTTCATCAATTTAAAGGTACGGGCCCTACTTCATATAAAGGATGTATTATTGGTAATATATTGGATACCGAATTAAATTATGGAAAAGATTTAATTGGAACAAATGAAGCTAATAAAACTATTGTGGGTATTGATTTCGATGGTAAATATATAACTACTGATGGAGAATTTGGTTTGAGAAAACCAATGCCAATAATAGAAAGAATTGAAATAAATACCGATGGTGAAAATAATGCATTAAAAGAAGCTCAAATAACTGTTAGATGTTTTACTTTAAAACAATTAGAAATGTTTGAATTGTTTTATTGTAGACCTGGTATGAATTTATTATTAGAATTTGGAAATAATTTTGAAATAACTCAAAAGCAAATTGAAAAATATAAAGATTTTATAAAATTATCAAAAACTCCAAATACCAATACAATCGATACTATAAACAATTATACCGGAATGTCTTTTAATGATATGGAAGTAGATTCTATCTTAGTATCAAAAAAAGATTACACCATATATACAGAAAAAACCTTTGCAAAATATTTTGCAATGAATGAAGATGATGATAAAGAGTATTTAGGAAAGATTGTAAAAAGTAAAGGACAATATGATGCATTCGCCGGTAAAGTTACCAATTTCACATATTCTATAAATGATGATTCAACATATGAAATATCAATTACAATTTCAGCAGGTAACACTGTTTCATTAGCTATACCAATAGCCAATGTTTCAAATACTGTAAAAATTGCATTAAAAGGAAATAAAAACTTAACAGAACAAGATATTATATTAAAGCAAATGCAAATTGATTTTAATATACCATTATTAAAAATACCAAATAATGATTTAAAAACGCATACCTTTAATTTCATAAGACCAAATGATACAAAAAAAGACCAAACAATATCGGAATTGAGATATGTATCTTTATATCTTATATTAGAATATTTTGGAAATTACATTGTTTCGGTAGGTTCTCAATCTGCTAAAAATTTCGCAATTCAATATAAAAAAATAAATAATAAACCAACTATAATTTGCCAAAGCCATAGGAAAATAATATCTTCATCGGAAGATGTTTTATATCCAGGACTGTTGCCGAAAATAAAAGTTGGAAAAGGTAATCCAAAATCGGATAATTTAATATTAGATGATAAAGAAACAATTGATGCTAAAATAAATGGACTGGAATTTAATATACCCGAAAAGGATGTAGAAATAGAATTAATAGACCCTACATCTAAAGATGAAATTAAATTTAAAAAAGTAAAATATACAGCCGAAGGTGATTATAGATTAGGTAATGCTTTGAATATATTTGTAAACTATGATATAGTTCTTGAAGCTTGGCAAAAATCATCAACTAGAGCTGATTTTCTTGCATCAATACTTGGTACTATAAATGATAACTCATTTAATTTATTCAATTTGATAACTGCTCCAAATACATCAAATAGTGGATATTTAACAATTGTAGATACTAATTTTAGAAAATTAGATAATATAACTGTTGATAGTTTAAAATCTGATAAAATTTATAGATTTAAAGCTAATACGATTAATAGTATTGTTAAAGCATTTACTTTTGAAATGGATTTAGGTAATTTGGTTGCCGGACAAACTGTATTTCAACAATCAACTGCTATTGAAGAAATATTAAGTGCTAAAACGAAAGGTGGGAAGAAGGGATATGATGAGGCATTGTTTGCTACAGTAAAGAGAAATGCATTATATACAAATTATAAAAATGCCGATGGGTATATATCTGCAGATGGAATTGAAGCTAATATCATTAAAAAAAATTTACAAACAGAAGAAACTACTCAAAATATATTTCCAGATGAAAAGGAGCAATCTAAACCAAAAAAGAATACAACCGAAAAACAGCCAAGCGATACAGAAGTAATTGATGAAAAAGTAATTAAATTTAAAAATGGTAACAAAAACTTACCATATATATTTAATGATACGGGGGTTATTGTTAAAAGCATGCAAATTTCGGCACAAAAAGATGAGGGTACTTTAAGTGATTTTAGTGCAACATTGGTTATCGATGGTTTGAGTGGAATTAGTTGTGGTGAATTATTTAGAATAGATGGTATACCTGAAATATACAACAAAACAGGCGCATTTCAAGTTATGAATGTAAAACATAGTGTTGAAGCAAGCGGATGGGATACTACAATTGAAGCAAGTTGGAGAATTATAAGAGAATAGTATGTATAAAGATATAGCAAAAAATATTGATAATTTTACTATTAAGATACCAAATACTATCGTACCAACACCATCTGCTTCAGATTATGAAAATGGATTTATAGAACGATATTTTTTACAAGTTAGTTTTGATTCAAATGGGTTTGTATATGAAGTAACTGAAAAAGTATTTGATAAATACATTGAAACTCCATTTTGGATTGGTGAAAGACTTTTTTGGAGAATCATAGGTCCAATGGATACTATGTATAATGAATTTGGAGATGAAAAAGATAAAGGAGTAATTAACTCAAATAAAGCATCAATTTCAATAGCTTCTTTGAAAATTAAAAATATTTCCTTATATTTACCAAACTTAAAACAATTTCATAAATAATGAAACACGTTAACAACACCGAAGCTGAAAACTTATTGCACGATTGGAAATACAAAGGATATGCAATTGTGGATTTTCTTACTGAATCCGAAGTCGATGAAATAATTGTTGAATTGGATAGATTAAGAATTAATAGAAATCAATCTGATACAAAATGGGGAGAATATGAACCATACATGCATCCACATAAAGAATCCGAATTGGTTAATAAGATGTTAGCACATCCAAAAGCCATTGAAATGATGGAATTATTATTTGATTCAGAAGTACAGGGTGTACAAACGTGGGCATACTTCAAACCATCGGGTGAATTGGGAAGGGATGCGCATCAAGATGGATTCTACTCACAAGCAGGTTGGAATAAGATTGCAAACATATCAATATCATTAGACCCATCAGATGAAACTAATGGTGGATTATGGGCATATGAAGGTTCTCACTATTTACCATTGTTGGATATTGAAGTGGATGAGGAAAGAATTAAAACAAACCCAGGCAATTGGAGAAACGAAAGAGGTAAAGCATCTAAAATGCCTGAAGGACACAATTTCCCAAAAATATATGCTACACTTAAAAAAGGACAAGCATTTTTAATACATTCGCATTTAGTGCACGGCTCTGATACAAATACGGGTAAGAATTCTAGATATTCCATTTTAAGTGGATATATGGTTAAAGGTGGGTTTCTTAGACAAGGAGAGCATATGAAAAGAGAACCAATTGATATTTATGCATTAAGACAGAAATATTGGGAAGAATAATTTTGTAATTCCAAAAAAATTTATTATATTTGTAGGGTATGAACCTAATAGAAACAAATAAAGCCCTACTATCATTTTACACATCTAATCATAGAGTTGTGCTAGTTGTTCCTATATGGAGTTCTCCAAAAGCACACGAATATGATACATCGATATCATTCATATATCTTAGAACAAACGATTCGGATTACATTATAAACTTTAATCATATTGATGGTAATAAATGCAATCTTATCAAATTTGACAAATTAATTTCAGAAAATACTTTAGTTTTAGGTAATCGTTATTTAGATACAAAAGGAATAGATTATGAGTGGGCATATTTTGAAGAGTATGGTAAACCATTCATATTGAATGAGTTCGCTGACGAGGTTTATAAGGGGTATAGAAGCGACTTTAAATATCTAAATGATTGTGTACCTATAATGAGATGGTACGAGCTCTTACAACGAATTCCTATAATTTCAGAAATTAAACCTTGGTATAGAAAATACTCCAATTCCATTAAAATATTAGGGAGGCTGGAGGGGGCTGGGGTGAAAGTCGAAGAAGAAAAATTTATTGATAGATTTCATTTCAACAAAGAGTATTTGCCCAAAGGGTTTGCCTATACAAAATACAATCCATATACGGTAACCGGTCGTCCATCCAATAGACACTTAGGGGTTAATTGGGCTGCGATGAATAAATCCGATGGTAGTAGGTCTAACATAGTAAGCCGATTTAATGGGGGTACGCTTCTTCAATTTGATTATGAATCCTATCATATCCGTATCATTGGTAAGATGGTGGGGTATGTGTTTCCGGAGGGGGAAACTGCGCACGAACATTTAGCAAAATATTATGGGGTTACGACAGAAGAATCTAAAGCCCTATCATTCCGATATCTTTATGGTGGTTTGGATGAATTTGCAAAGGGGATTCCGTTTTTTCAAAAGGTGGATGAATACATTAAATCCCTTTACCAAAAGTTCGTAATTTCGGGTCGTTTGACGACGCCTCTTTATAAGAGGGAAATCCCATTCCAACGAATCGAATCTCCTAACGAACAAAAGGTATTTAACTACTTACTTCAGGCATTGGAAACTGAAATCAATTATACAAAGATTGATGAGGTACTGAAATGTTTGGAGGGTGGTAGGTCAAAAATGATACTTTATACTTATGATGCGTTCTTAATTGATGTACATCCATCGGAAAGGAGTTCAGTATTAAAGGATTTAACATTCATATTGGAACGAGGTGGATTTCCTGTTAAATCGTATGAGGGAACTAATTACGATAATTTAGAGGTTATTAAATAAAAGTTTATATTTATAATCATATAATTATATAGGAACAAACACGCAATAAATAATGACTCCAAATTTCGAAGAAATATTATTGGAATTAAGTTACAGAATCCCACAAGGAATAGTTGATTTAACAAATGAAGAACATCTAAATGAACTTATAATCATTTTAGAAGAGAACCGTATATACAATTCTCAAGCTATAAATAGTTTAAGAGAAAAAGCTAAAAAAACTCCAAAAGTTAAAACGTTAACTAAAACAAAAGGTGGTAAAGCTAAAACGCAAAAAGATTTAGATAATGTATTAGCCCAAAAGTTTACAAACCCAGATACAGGAAGAGAAGTATCGGTTGCAACTGCATTAGGATATGCAGAAGATTTTCCAAAAGCTTTTAATATAGCAAAAGGAAAGTTTAACACCGCCGGATTTAGTGATGATGATATTGATATGGTCGATGTAGGTCCGGATGATAAAGAAACTCCTGCTCCAAAACAAAATCTTTTTCCAAAAGATAACACAAAGAAGCAAACAAATCCATCAAATACAATTAAGGTTTCGGATGCAGAAAAAAGAGCTCAACAAACTTCCAAACCATCGGTTTCAATTCCAACTACAAAAGCCGGTAGTTCGTTTAAAGATGCTTTTATATCCAATACTAAACAAAAAGGTGATAAGGCTGAAATTGAATTAAAAAAGAAACTAGAAAAAGCATATACCCAAATTGATTTAGCAGCAATTAAGAGTAGTGGTAAGAAAGGAATTTTTCAATTAGAAACGGAAGAAGGTAGTGGGAAATATATACAAATAAAATCATCTGAAGTTAAAGCAGCGTTGGAAAACCTAATGTCAGGAAAAAAACTAACGGCTAGCGATAAAAAATTATTAAAATTAACAACTAAAATTGTTACTAACCCAGAAAATGGTGATGTAAAATTATATTTTTCTCAAAAAATAGCAGGAAGGCATCCACAGCAAGGATATCAGAGTATAGAACTTGCAAAGAAAAATGTTGAAATGGGAGATGCATTACGAAAATATGCATTGGATAATGGATTAACAGTTGGTAAATCTTCTGAAGGTGCTATTGGTAAAAAGGTATTTAATCCTTTAAAAACAGCCGGAGCAGTAAATCGAAACGAACCTACGAAAAAGACCAAAATAGAAAAAACTAAAGAAGGACTTGTTGTTAATGGTAAATTACGAAAATATAAAACAATTCCAAACGAAAAAAAATTAGTTGAGTATTATATAAAAAACGGAAAAAGTCCGGAAGAAGCACAAAAAGATGCTAGAACTACAATTAATCAGCATAAAGCTTGGAATGAAAAAATGGATGATATTGCAAAAGTATCTGAAGCAAATGGTGGCGAAATCGACTTTTGTAATTTTGGAGATGTAAGTAATCCAGAGGGAAGAAAACAAACAATAACCACAATATTAAAAGGAGTTAGTTCTGGGTTTTTATCCGAACTTAAAAAATATGAAGAAACATTTGGAACTGAAGATTTATCAAAAAAGCCAGAGAACAAAATAATATTTGATACTTTAGTAAATTTAGAAAAAATAAATAGTAAATCCGATTTAGAAACGGATGAAAAAGCAAGAGAAACTTATAAGAGAGGATTGGATGAACTTATAAAGCATATGGCTAATTCTGTTGATTTTAAAGATGCCGTAGCTGACTTTACTGAAATGAAAGTTGGATTACAATATTTATCCGAAGGAAAGCAAGTGTATTTTCCATCAGCAGAAAATTTCCAAACAGCAGATATTATCATAATGCCAGATGATAGAAATTGGAAACAAACCGGCGCACAATCTTATGAAGAATATTTAGCTACAAACTTCCAATTATTAAATGTATCGGTGGAAGTAGTTGGTGGGATGAGTGTTAAATTTAGAGGAGGAGGTGGTTCTGCAACTTATAATAAAACATTACAAAGTGTTTATAAAAATCCAGAAACACAGCAAAAATTATTAGATATTCAAGGAACATATAAGGTAACATATGGTAATCAACAAAATGTTGATAAAAAAGCTGTTAGTAAGACCGAAACGGATTTAAATGATTTATTTAAATACGCAATATCAAAAGGATTTATAAACAAAGAAGAAGCACAACGAATTAGAGAAATTGGTTTAAAGCAAGCACAAAGTGAAATTAAGGCGGCAGGGGATGCTGGAAATTGTGGAGGGCCGGCTAACCAAAAGTTATTACATAAAGCAATGGAACTACAACATATTCAACAACATTTAACTGCTGTTATTCATAACGCAGATGTTGAATATACTAGATATAGTAATTTTAATCAAAAATTGGGTACAAAAGCTGGTAAAATTTCAAGCGTAGAAGATGATATCGCAGATGGAGTTAGAACGCCATGTTATTCAAGCCCACACCACAATCCTGGATATTCGAAATCGGTAGATAAAAATGGATGTGTTAGTATTACACCTACCAATCAAAACCCATCACATATTAAATCTCACAAACCAGATTTGATTAAAAACTTTAAAGACGAAGATTAAAAATGAATACACAACTATTATGTTTATTTACATATAGACCAGAATTAGATATATCCTTACAATTTGTAATAAAAAATTATGTCTTAATAAATCCAAATATTTTTATATTAGAAAATAAACTAAAGGAGGATGACTTATTTATTACATTTAATGTGGAGAAAGGTTCATCACCAATAGATTCACAATGGAAAACTATTTTAGTTCATAGAAAGAAACAATCAAATACCATCTATACAATTAACGCCTTAAACGAAGTTATTAAATCTAAGACGGGTGGTCAATTGGATACATCATATCAATTAGATTGGGATGAATTTAGAAATTGTATTATTACTACATCCAATTACGGATATAAAAAAATTCCTACAAAAGTTTTCAAAAATTTAAATTTATCTGATTTGTAATTTGGAAATTCCGAATTAATTTATTATATTTGTTAAAATAAACAATTTAATAAATTATGAAGGATATTTACCAAGGACCAGTTTACGAATTCCTTATAAATGAAAGCCTTAACAATAGAATGGGTTGGGGAGGAAATGCCGGAAGTATTGATGGTATTTCAGATTATGACCTAAACAATTCTAGACGTGGTACTACATTTATGAGAGAGTTTCTCAATGCAGAAAACCCATTTACAATTTTAGAAACAGGAACCAATTATGGTTCATTTAGTTACGTTTTATATGAAACGTTAAATGATTTCAAATTATTTACATGCGATGCGCATTCTGATAATCAATCAATGCGATGTGTAAATTTCATTAATGAATACTACGATGATAATAAAGTTTTTTATCAGAACATTAATAGTATTCAATTACTTACTCAATTAAATAATACGGGAGTTAAAGTTGATTTAGCTTGGTTAGATAGTACTCACACATACGATATGCTATTAGAAGAACTAATGTTAACTAAATCATTAGAAGCTAAATTTATTATGATTGATGATTTTTGGACTCAAAAGGAATTACAAAATGCAGTATTAGATTTTGTAAGACAAAATGGAGAATATAGAATTCATTCTTTTTCAAATATCAGAGAAAACGTAGGTTCTATTATAATCCTTCAAAGAATTGAAGCAGACAATTTAAATTTAGATAAATAAGTTATATGAAAGAAGAAACAGCAAGAGAACATTGCGAAAGAATTTACCCCGAAATGATGGCAGAGTTTGCAAAAATTCAAAATGAAATGTATGAAACATTTTGTAAGAAACAAAGAAATTATGGACCTGGTAATATTTCAGTAGGAACTTCATTAGAAAGTAAAGAAGATATTAAATTATCACTTACAGGTCTTTGGTTTAGAATCAATGATAAGGTTCAAAGATTAAAGCAATTAGTGGTATTAGGACAGCCAGATGAAGTAGGAGAATCGGTGCAAGATACATATGAAGATTTATCAGTATATGGTATCATTGCCCAATTAGTACAAAGAGGAAAATGGGCAAAATAAACCTCAAAAATATTTGGAAATATTGAAAAATAGTTGTAAATTTGTTACAACAAAAGATAAAAAGGTTATATTTAGATATAGGTAATATCGATATACACCTCAACTTTAAAAACAATTATTAACTTTAAAACAAAAGAAAAATGGACATTTCATTAGCATTGAAACGATTCAATTCGTTACAAAACACTTCCAAAAAATCAGATTCACTTTGGAAGCCAACACCGGGAAAACATCAAATTAGATTAGTTCCCTACAAATTCAATAAGGACATTCCTTTTATTGAATTATTCTTCCACTACAATATTAACAACAAAACTTATCTATCTCCAATTTCGTTTGGTAGACCTGACCCTATTGTTGAGTTTGCAGAAAAACTTAAACGTACAGGTGATACCGATGATTGGAAAGCAGGTAAGAAGATGGAGCCAAAGTTAAGAACTTTTGCACCCGTTATTGTAAGAGGTAAAGAAAGTGAAGGTGTTAAATTTTGGGGATTTGGTAAGACCGTTTACCAAGACATCTTAGGTTACATTGCTGACCCGGATTACGGAGATATCACCGACCCAATGAATGGTAGAGATATCGTATTAGAAATTACTTCAGCAGAAGAATCTAATGCAGCTTATCCAACAACAACCATTCGTGTTAAACCATCTCAATCAAAGGTAGCTGATACAGCGGAAGGAATTCAAAGTGTATTAGAAAACCAAAAAGATATTACTGAATTATATTCAGAATTATCTTACGCTGAATTAAAAGGTGTATTGGAGAATTGGTTAAACCCATCAGCAGCAGTAGCTACCGATGATGTTGTTGAAGAATTGGAAGCACCAAAGGTATCGGCACCAAAACAATCATCAGTTGATTTAGGTGGAACATCTGATATTAGTGGTGATTTACCTTGGGAAAAGGAAGAAGCTCCAAAAGCGGCAGCACCAAAAGATGATGTAGCATCTGCATTCGATGATTTATTCAACAACTAAAATTAGTTACAAATGGCCAAAAGAGAAGAAGATTTAGCGAGTATCCTCGCTGATTCTCTAAACAAACAAAATAAGGATGGTAAGATTGCCTACTTCTTAGATGATGATGGGGGCGACGCTCCTACCAACGTTAAGGATTGGTTATCTACGGGTAACGCAATGTTAGACGTAGCAATTTCGAATCGCCCTTATGGTGGTTTGCCGGTTGGTCGTATTAGTGAGATTACGGGTTTAGAGCAGAGTGGAAAATCTCTGCTCTCCGCCCATCTCTTAGCAGAAACCCAAAAGAAGGGTGGTGTTGCAGTACTAATTGATACGGAAACCGCAGTAAGTAGAGAATTTTTAGAAGCAATTGGAGTAGATATCTCAAAACTACTTTACGTTTCAGTTGATACTGTTGAAGGTATCTTCGAAGCGTGTGAAACAATTATTGAGAAAGTAAGAACGGGTGATAAAGATAGATTAGTTACAATCGTAGTCGATTCAGTAGCAGCAGCATCTTCTAAGAAAGAGATGGAAGCTGATTATGATAAAGATGGTTACGCAACTGATAAGGCAATTATCATTTCAAAAGCAATG